TTGATAGCATAATCACTTGCCATTGCCCATGCATATGAATTCATAGTCTTTTCCGATGTGATTGGCTTATCATTTTTTGCAGCCCAACGAATAAATGCGCGGCGTAGTGGATTTTTCTTATCATCGCCATTACTAATTGCCTTAAGTATCTTTTTACCGATACTTTCTCTTTTTTTGATCTGTGCAGGTGTCATTGTTCTATTATGTACGCGAGGAACAGTTCCATCAGAATCATATTTTTCTTCAAGAGAAACAGAATTTTCTTGCAAGTACTTCTCTATCTCTTCACGTATAATTTCTTCTAATTCACTACGCTTCATGGGATTCTCCAAAAAATAAGTACAACATTAATAAATATAATATTACGAAAGTAACCAGCGAATATCTTCTATTTGATTATGACCAATTTGCATTTCATAGTCATTTTGTTTTCTATTATTAGTATTAACAAACGGCATGGAATTAAAACTGGTGTGGTCGATTGAAAACTTGGTCAATTCTATACCTTGTTGTCGTAACCGCAGAGCGGTATCTCGCACCCATAGACCTATGCCAAGCGCCATAACCAAATCGTCATTATATCCCTGTAATGCCTCCGCTCTACCGTTTTTCCAAATAAACGTTTCAAATTCAGAAAGTGTTCTGGATGAGCGTATTATAATAGAATTTTCTCTCATATAACTTTGTATCTTTTCAATAATGAGAGGACGAGTTCTCATACTGATGGTGAATCCTGGTTTTAGATTTTTTTCTGATATAACATTTTTATTAACCATTTGATTTTCAACATCTATGTAATGCAAGTCTGCTGACATATAAAATAAATTCTTATATCCACGATCTATGACCTGCTGGATTGCACTCCAGCCAATAGAAGAATTGTCTGGTATTAGTAAAGCATCGTTGTATTGTGTTGCCAACGATACCATAAGATTTCCAAAATCTTTCGTTGTAATTTTACCTTTATATTCCGCAACCTGTGCAGATGATTCTGCATCTATTATATGAATCGTACTATAATCTTCACCGTCTCCTCTTGCAACGTCAGCCGCTGCGATATACGTTTTTGATGGATCTGGATACTCCCAAATCCACAAATTGCCGTCGAATCCTTGTTTAGATATTGGATCAATTATATATGTGTTTTTATAAAATTCTAGTACCTCTGCATCAATAACAGGATTACCAGAAAAGATAAATGATGCATCGTGTTCTTGAGCTGCATTTACAGAACCAAGAATATCCGTTTGCCTATCTCGCCACGCTTGATCGCGTTCAGGATGCACTTTCCAATCCAATAAAATAGGATTAAATCCATTAGTTTTGTCTACAGCACCCTGCCACATTTTATGGAAAAAATTTCCCATACCATTTGGAGTAGAAATTAATATGGCATTACCACCAGTTGACAATGTTGATGATGCGGCAGTCCAAATAATTTCAGCATCGTCAATGAATGCACACTCGTCAAGAATTAATAAAGACAATGCTTCAGATCGTCCAGCATCTTTACTAGATGCAACAGCTTTGATTTGTGATCCATTGGTAAATTTCATGGACAACTTATTATCTTCTACAGTTTTTCCACGTAACCAAGTTGGTAAATTTTTATTCATAAACGCAACTTTTGTAACAAGATTCTTAGCAGTTTCTTGTTTAGTAGCAATAACTAAAATATTTTTATCTGAATGAAAAATCATTTCATGCAACGCAAAGCCAGCAACTAGAGTAGAAAACCCTAGCTGTCTGGCCTTTAATACAATATTATATTGATTTGTTTTAAATTCTTTAATTGCATTATTTTGATACGGATACAAATCAAACAACATTCTACCACGAACCGGATGTTGAATATAACAATATCTGGATAAAAAGTATTCAGGAGATGCTGCACATTTTGCATACTCTCTTTTTATCAGTTCTTTTAATTCAGTCATAATTCCTCTTAGAAACTAGCCCCAGCTACTACACCAAGCGTAAATGCAGCAATTGCCGTTGCCTTTCTACTTGGTAATGTTATACCCATAAATTTAGGTTTAGTTTGCGGTGCTTTTGGTATGTTATTTAAAATTGTTGTTAAACTATCGCCTCTAGTTTTTGAAAGCTCTAGTGCAGATGTTAATAACACAATTTGTGAATCTTTTAATTCAATTACTTGCTTCTGCTTACCAATCACACTATCTGCCTCTGTTAACTGAGATTTCAAATTACCGATAATTGTATCTTGTGTTGCAATTATCAACGTATCGTTTTTTTCACTCTTTGCAACTTCTAAACGCTCTTCTAATGTATGCAACTTTGTGTTCAACGCTTTTCTCTTTTGCTCACTAAACGTTATACTCACATTAAATTCTTTTATTAAAGAATTTTTTGTTGCAACAGAATCTTCCAACTGACGTATTTCTGCTTTTAATGAATCACCATACGTTACTGCATTTTTTGCTTGCGTTTCATATTCCTTATATTCTACCAAAAATTTGTCTATCTCAGACTGTCCATTGCAGTTACCAAACATAAATGCGACATATATCAGTCCTCCAAGTACAGCAAGTCTTCCTATCCAAGAAAGTTTACTAAATGAGGAGCCAAATTTTATTACAGAATTTAATATATTATTTTTCATATAGAATCATCCGCTTCTGCCGCCTCTAAGTTTTCTTTCAACTGGGAGATTTCTTTCAAAATATCCAGTTTGACCGTATTCAAATCTATATTCCACCTTTCAATGTTCAATATTTGTCTATCATCTGCGTCAATAAATTCAGGAAGACTTAGCGTATCATGATAGTCTTGTAATTCGGCAATTCTATCTTTCAAGGCCGCTATATAATTTGCTTTCATAACTGACAGCTCATACTCTTCCCATTTACCCTCTGCTCTCATTTTAGTTTCTTCCTTAGCAACACAGTCCATACATTTTCCACGAATTCTCCAAAATTTCATATCAAATCTATGTGACATGGATTTATTGCATTCTGGACAAAACCATGGTGTCTTTGCAGCATCAAGTTTAGTTACAGTTTGACGTATTCCATTTTTAATAGTCCACTGTCTACCAGAATCGTCTTCCCACACATCCCCTTCTTTTCGTTCAACAAATTCCGGACGCCAACCAACGACAATTCGCTGTTCGTCTTTTTTTAATACTTCATTAATTTTTTTACGCGCATCATTAATCATTTCGTGATTCATATAACCCTCTTATGATAGTTTTTTGTTTTTTGGTATTCCGGCTCTCGTTGAAACGCCGCGCATGTGCTGACGTATCATATTTAATGCCATTTTATGGGCGGGATGATTTTTATTATAATCCATTGCAGTGTCAACCTTAATCATATTTCCTGTTTCTGGATTTGTGATTTTCATCTGTAATATTCTATTCATAATATCTTTACCAGATGCCTTGCCCTTATCTTCTATATCTTGTTTAACTGGTTGTTCTGTTGATCCGTACATTCCCATATTTATTGCCGGTGCTTTGTCATAATTCAATAACTTCACAGGCATTGTCATTCCAGTAGCCGCTAATATAGAAAGTCGCTTATTTCCAGAAAATAAGAAATGGCCGTTAGGGAATTTTATAACAACAGGCATCGGTAATTCTTCTTCATTCTTCACAGCATGCAATAAATCGGAAACTGATTTCTTATCTTTTTCCGCAATCTTTTGTATAATTTTTCTAGGAGCAGAACTCCGCATTATTTCCGGAACATTGCTGTGTAATAAATTTTTTAATGCGTCGGTGTCCAACGTCACAGTAGGTGCATCCTTAATCATGCCAACTAATTCATTTGCACTCTTCGCCAAGTCTGGAAATGGTTTGAATAAATCTTCATTTTCAAAATATTCACGAACTTCATCGGCAAGTTCTTCGTCATTAAACTGACGCACAAATACATATAACTTAAGGTCATCGGATGCAGTGTTTTCGGTGACATATTGCACAGTTTCAGCAGTTTGTTTTTTACCTGCACGAATTGCCGAGTCCACCATAGCTCTTGCAGCTTTATGTGCATCTGCTTTTGGATCAAGCTTCAACGCAGATGCTACATAAATCATTCTACCAGTGTCAGGATTTTTTATTCTTCTATTCAATACAGACTTTGCAATAGATACGTTTTGTGGAGATACAGGTTGTTGTGGTTCAGTATCCTCCACATCATCTGATTTTTTCTTTTCTTTATGAGTAGCAGTAATATTACGATCTTCTTCTGCTTGTGTAGACACTTTGGTAATCATATCAAACATATCTCTATCAAATTTACCATATACTAACGTAAAAAATTCTTGCTTGGCTTCATCTGCAATGTTTGGATTTCCAAATGCGCTGCGTATTTGTGTACCAGATAATTCCTGTTTGCCTTCAATTTGTGGTTTTATCCAATAATAACCTTCCTCTGAATATCCTTTTAGGTCAGACGATGGATCATACGGTTTAAAATACTTACCAACCATACGATCTTTATCTTTTTCGGATAAGGCAAATACAACTGGAGTATTTTCTGGTAACGTTTCTTTAAATTCATCCGCTTTGTATGGATTCTTTACTTTGACAATCATGTCTTCTGGTATATCAAACATTTTCGTCATTATATCCACCTTCTGCCCATAATTAAATGGAGATTTTCCACCGGCATCTTGCTTGTCGGTAGTAACAATATACACCCTATCTTTACCAAATTTCTTAACCATTTCTAAATAGGTTGCATAATGCCCTGCATGGAATGGTTGAAATCTTCCTGGAAAAACACCAACCGGAGGTTGCTTTTCTAATACAGGTGGTTCTGTTTTAGTTGGTTCGTCTGGTTCCGGCTCGTTATCCGGTACATCCTTATCGTCAACTTTTGTTTCTGGTTTTGCCACTCTATTATATTTCATAATACCCATTATTTGATTTAACGGGGCAAATGATCCAGTTAACTTATACGGATTTCCATTATACGTGAATATCACGCCTTCGGACGGAATAATATTATCTATTCCCAAACTTTCCAATCTCGTCAATTCACTTTCAAGCGTCTGTATTTTTGATTCTTCTCCAGATTCACGTATTTTTTTAATAGATTCAGCAAATTCTGTTTTTAATTTTTCTGCATTTTTTGGATCATTCGCTGATAAGAAATCTATAACTCTTTTGACTGCCTTCGTACCAGCTTTTAAAAATACCGTTTCCACCGGACGTTTCATTTGCTTTTGCATCTTTTTAAGATCGGTTTTTTCAAATTGTCTAAACCAATCTTTCTTTTCATCAGAAAGTTCTTTTACACCAAATGATTTTTCTCCATCAACCCACCTAGATAACAAACCATTTCTTTCTTTATTTGTAAATTTAAAACCTTCACGCTCTTGAATATTATCTAGCTGCGTTTCACCCCACGCACGATAATAATCACCAAGTGTACTTGATGGCTTTAGTCCATATTCAGATTGCAATCGTTCAAGAGTACCAGACAATTCTTCATATGCAAAACGCAAGTCGTCTGATATTTTGTCCGAGATAGAAATGGTTCTTGGACCTTTTAATTCAAACGTTTTTTGTTTTGTTGCTTGTGTTTTAATTAGTGCATCAGAAAATTTCTTTGCCATCGCATTATCTTCACCAGCCTTGTCACCTTTTACATTATTTCCATCGTCGTCATACGTAATAGTTCCATGAAATACTAAAATTGTTTTATTATATGGAATAACATTTCTAGTACCTGGATAAATAATTTCGGTAGACATAAAGCTTTTTCCATTATTAAAAATGGAATCTAATTCTTCGGTAGATAACGATGAGATTGCATCAGAAATATCAGCAGACGCAAGTGTAAAGGCATCGTAAATCTCACCACGACCACCGAACATTTTTGATAATTCATCTGCCGTGAGTGATTTTTCTCCAGAGTTTTTTACTTGTCCTTTATTTCGTGCAAATCGGACTTCACCATCCTTTACCGTGAATGCGATATTCTGACCATCCATCTTTTCCAACGCCGGTCCTTCTTTTTCAAGATTGCCGATCAATGATCTCTCTAACATCTCTTCCATGTCACGAAACGTTAAATCTAAATCCTCATATGGATGTGCCAAATGTCCATGAGCACCGCCTTCCAAGATAATACTTTCGTTTGTTTTTTTCTTATCTCGCCCGTGATCTTTTCTCGCTAAACGCCAAGAACCACCATTCGGGCCATTTGGATGGTGTACATCATGATTTTTCATTTTCGCCTTACCATGTTTCTTTACAGCTTTCTTACGATCACGGTTTCTCGCAACACGATCTTTCACCGTGTCACGCAGGTATTTACGTACCTTTTCCGGATGTCTTTTATAATATCTGCGTACACGTTCTGTACTAGATTTTGCGCGTTCGTCTAATTGTTCATCGTCATTTAACTCTACTAGAGCAGCGTACAATTCTTCAAATAATTTGTCTATTTTATCCACAAAAATCCCCGTAGTTTATTTACCGATGTGTATTTTTATATACATATCAATTATTCTACCTAATAACAGTCAAAGGTAATATTTCTCTTGGAGGAATGGGCCAGTTCACATTAAATGGATCAATCGTGTTTGCTGGTAAATCTCTCAACGTTTGTCGATATGTTATCCATTCTTGTTTTTCTGCTTCAGAAACCGGTGCGTCCGGTGTGAATACCCAATCAGAACGTTGTAAATAAAAATTACGTTTATTTCTAATAATATTCCACTCTTTATCTGTTCGTGCTTGGATTTCTTCCGAAGAAAATGGAACTGCTATCCAACTATCAGTCCATGTTCCATTTTCAAATACATATGGACCAGAAATATATGGATGTTCAAATGTTCCAGGTGTTGGTGGTGACATTCTTACAAATGTTTGATATCCATATGGTTCCAGTACATCGTTTGAAGGAATGTCTTGCTGTGGACATTCGGGATGTATTAATAAAAAGTTACCATACGTCAATGGATGATTGATTGGTTGTCCATCAACAATTTTTATAACTAATAAATCTGAATCTACTGTTTCACTCATACACACTCCATATCTGATTAAACGTTTCCTGCATTATTCGGATAACTGCGACCCGAACCCCATATGATGCGGACTGCTCCAACGCCACCAGCGGTTCCAAGGTCTTCGGCTGTAATAGTATCGCTGGGTAT